CGCTGCAGCACGTCTTCCACCATCCGATTGGACAGCGCAGCGTCCTCGTTGGTGACGTAGATCGTTGCGGTGCCGTTGCCGTCGGCGAAGCCAGGAATGTAAGCGCGGAAGGGCGCATACTGGCCAGCGGTTTGGCCGATGGTGGTCACGTCGATCTCAGCGCGGCTGATCTCAAACGACCACGACTGCACCTGACCAACGGCGGCATAGTCGGCGTAGTACACCTCGAACTCGTTAGGTGCCACGGCCGTGCCGTCGTCGGTGATGGCGAGGATAGTACCGCCAGCAGCCGTCGAAACCGTCAGCGCGCCAGTGGCTGCGGTGTAGCTCAACACGTAGTAGGTGGTAGCTGCATCAATGGGAGCCGGCAGCGTACCGGACCCGGATCCGCCGGTTTGGCTATTAATAACGCGGAACTTGACTGGATCGCCAGCCTTGAAGTTCAGGTACGGCTGAACGGTGATGACATCAGTGCTGGCGTTGACGCCGGATTCGGGAAAGTTGCCGTTGGTGCCAGCGGGTTTGTAGTAGAGAGCGCCGGACGTACCGGACAAAACAGTAACAGCCATGTTGTGAACGGTAGTGGCTAGATTCAGTCTAAATAGGCTTCAAACGTAGCAGTTAGCTGAGTTTGAAAGTAAGGCTCAGGCGCTGCTGGCGTTACTTGCGCTGGCCCTGAAGCTGCGTCAAAGACAATGCTTGAAAACTTAGCGCGATCAAACAAATCCTTTAGCCGCTCTGCAATGGTGAAATTAGCAGCAGTGCCTTGACCCTGCGGCGTAAAGACATTGATTACCAGTGTTCCAGTCTGGCGGTTGAAGCCAGCGCCACCAGTCGGCAGCAGCGTGGCGTAACTGTTATCGCCAAAGCGGATGAACACCTGCACCCATGGCGTGTTGTTTGGTGGCGTATATGGCACGTTTTGATAGCTGACCGGATATGCAGGTGACAGCGCCATCTGCGTTGCAATGCGTCCTTCAATGGCGGCGCGAACGTCGTTGTAGGTGCTGCTCATGATTCCCTCCCGATGCGGTCGGCATTTGTACGTACAAACCCTTGGATGTCCTTAGCGATGCCTTGCACCCAACCCGCTGGCGCTTGCTTGCTGCTGCCATTGGCAAGAGGTTCTGCATACGGCAGGTTGTTGTGCACGCTGTAGACGTTGCCTAGCTTTTCTTCTCTGTATCCGATGCGATCAATTTGCGGAATGCCGCTGTAGGTGCCTGCAGGTTTCTCACCGCCTGGCGCCGCATTCTCTCCTACCTGCCAGCTAACGCGAAACCGGCCAGTGTCGACAGGGCTTGCTTGCTTAAGCCTGCTGTCAGTCTCAAGCACCGCAACCCGCAGCAGCTTTTCCATCTGCTGGCTGGCGTAGTCGCCGATATCAGCAACTCGGATCGTGCGCGCCATTATGCCCTCAGGATTAGCTCGTAGGTGATCGGGGTGTTGTCCTGTTCAATCGTACGAACCTCGATCACCTGATGCGTTACGCTGCTAATTAGCACTTCATCAGCCGTGGTAGGTGCGTTGGCAATATCAGCCGCTGCAATCAACAGGCGCTTGTCGCCAGCTTGAATCAGATCATTAACCTCGCGCAGGTTGACATCTTCCAGCACACCGCGCACTGTAGTGTCGGCGGTGGTTTCAGTGACGGTGCCAGTGGTGGTGTTATACGAGCCAGTTGTTACACGGCGGATGGTGGCAACACCGCCAAACTTTGCCATCAACTTGCTGGCAACCTTGCGTAGCGGACTAGCTAATGCCATCAGGCAACCTGCACTGCTGTAAGGATAATGCCAGGAATGGAAGGATGAGCTGGTCCCGATGGCGAGGATGGAAGCGATTGGATGCTAGCGGCTACGTTTGTGGTAGACCAGATCAATTCCAAGTAATCATTGGCGGCAAGTTTTAGAACATAGTTCACGCAACCAATAACGTGGCCATCAACGCCGCCATGGCTTGAAATAATGCTGAACCGGCTGTCGCTGGCGGGCACATCGCCGCTGGCGCCGCTGTCGTTCTTGCGTAGCCAGATGTTGATGTCGTGAATCGAGTTGCTTGTGTTCACAAACTGGACAGAGTAAGTGACGCTGTAAACGCCTGCCCTAGAAAAGGTGACTCGTGAGCCAGAAACAATGCTTATCCCACGGCTATCAGCATCCGTTGAATTGATGCCAACTGAATAGGCAGTGTTGGCAGCCGATGCAATCTGCTGAGTCGTGTCGTAAAACGATCCCCACAGCATTTGGTTGCGGACTGTATCAAGACCACTTGTGAACGGATTGAGCTTAAAGGCCATTGCTCAGCTCCGAACAACGGTAAGCAGATTATTGTTGCCATCATAGGTCATTGTCAGCACTGCTACGGTTTTGCCGCTTGTACCGCCGCGTTTGTACGTTGCAGTTAGCAAGTTATTTGCGCCGTCGTATGTATTGACAATGCAATCATGCGTAGGGATTTCGAGCCCATCGCGTGCTACCGCATCACCACCACCAGGAAGAACGTAAGCCATCAGAGCCTGTAAGCAACAACAGTGCCGCTGGTCAATGTGATGCTGGTAAACACGCCTTCAAGTTCGGTGCTTGCTTTAAACGGGATGGCGCTGAGTGCGTTGCCAGTCCAATCCATTGCAGCCAAGCTAGCGATCACCGTGTCTTCAAGGGCAACGATTTTGCCGAAGCGGCCGGTATGCGCTGCAGTGTCGTCGATATATTCGGCGCCGGGATACTTGTAACTCATGACCGCTTGATTGCAAAGTTGCCTGGTCCGCTAATTCTAAGCCCGGTCAAGTATCGCTCCATCAGCGGCGGCACCTTGTCAACACCAACAGCGCCGTAACCGAGGTTAGGAGTCACGTCAATGCTGCCAATCTTGACGTTCTTGTAGTCTTCCAGCCCGCTTAGCCCAATGCCATCTGGGTTGTTATTGAGATAAGTGGCCAGCACAACTTGCGCATACTGCACTTGCTGCGGAATCTCAGTGTCCGTGTAGTAATCCGTCGTGATGCGAAACGGAAAGCCGACAGCGTACGTATTGATGTAGGTGTCAGGCTTGCGCACCCCAGTACGCGGCCACTGCAGCGCCTGCGTGTCAGTAGCGCGGGCGCCTAGGAACCGCTCACGATCCAATCTTTGGGTAGCGGTAAACAGCGCTCGATTCTTTTGGTCAGTAGTAGCTGATGCCCATGCCGTCACATCAGCATCTTGCACAAAGCCATCAATGATCTCCTGCGCTGCTGCCAGCGTCAGGTAGGAGTTTGCGCTTGCCGACCCTACGGTTGCGTTGATTGCTATTGCCATCGTTGGGTGGCTCCGTCATCTCAAGTTTAAGTGTGGGCTCTGCAATAGAAAGAGAGGCTGCCTCCGCAGAAGCAGCCTCCAGTTCACGCAGTCGCCGAAAGGCGAACATGCCCATCAGACGCGCTTCAGCAGCACGGTCAGGATCACACCAGCCAAGGTGGTGGTGGTGCCAGTCACGTCAAGAGACAGGCGGTTGCCAGCCTCAAGGGTGAGGTCGCTGGTAGTGGTGGTCAGAGCAGGGGTTTGCTCAGTGAGAGCAGTGCCCTTGAAGTTGATGGTGGCGCTCAGAAGGTCATCACCAGCGGTGGCGGCCTCAGTGCCTTGGCAACGACGAACGGTGCCGGTTACGGCGCCAGCATCGTTGCCGGCAGTGGCGTGAACTTCACGCACTGCAACCACCTCGCACTTCACCGGAGCAGTCCAGAATTGCACGTCGGCAATCGAGGATGCACCGTAAAAAGTGGCTTCGAGGTACTGCTCGGTGGACAGTTCAAACTGGGAAGGTTGTGCCATGGTTAGTTACCTCAATCGAAGTTAGAGGTGTTGGTGGCGCGCACGATGCCGAGGTTCTTCAGCTCGTACACCTTCGACCAGTTAGCAACCGTCTCCAGCTGAGCGCGAGTGGGGTTAGCGGTAGTCACCGCCCACTTAGCGCCAACAGGGTGATAGCAGTAGTGCAGGTCGATCGACATGGCATCGCTCTTGGCGAGGATGTCACGATCGGTTTCGGTCTGCATCGCCATCTGTTCACCGCTGGCAACAGCGCCTTGGGTGAAGAAATAGGTGGCGTATTCGGTCGAAGAACCGCTGCCATCGGTCTGCACATCGTCAGACACGATCACGCGCAGACCCATGTAGGTCGGCACGCTCACGGGACCGTAGGCACCAGCGATGCTGCCGCCAACGAAATCAGTGACGCTAGAGGTCAGACGTGCGTCTGTCTCGGTCACGTAGTCGATGGCCTTGCGCTCAACCAGGTCGTAATAGACCTTGGAGTGCATGGCAACGGCAGCCAGCTTGTCGCCTTGATCGCCCAGCAGGCTGCGGGCTTCGGCAACGTGGCGGGGGCTCAGAGTGGTGGGGGTATCACCAGACTCGCCATCAATGGTCAGACCAAAGAAAGCGGCAGAGCTGGAGGTAGATCCCAGGCTGCCGAACACACCGCCAAGGCAGGACAGCAGATCCTTCTGGCGCTGGTTAGCGATGTAGTCAGCGATCTTGGCGCCGATGGCGGCCATGGGATCGGAACCGGCAGCAAGAGCAGCCAGATCACGAGACTCAAAAGCACGACCACGGTGCAGGATCACGCCAACTTGCTTGTCAGCTTGAATCTTGCCAGGGGTGAGGCTTGTGCTGTCAGTCAGCACCTCGAAGTCGCCGGAAAGGTTGGCTTTCCAGAAGGGAACGTTGATGAAATCACCGCCCTCGGTGGCATTCAGCTCCGCCAGAGGCTGCACCACACCGGAAGCCAGGAAGGCATCACGCTGAGTGGTTTGCTCAATGACGTAAGGCGTAAATACCTCGGGGATGATGATGTCAGAGCGAAGGGTCGCCATGACTAATCCTCAAAAAGGGTTTACGGATGTGGGCGCAGCCCCAGGCTCTATGTGGCGCAGCCATCACGAGCAGACACTCAAATACTAACGGTTAGCTGCAGCTTTCATCCGCTCATATAGGTCGCGGTCTGTACGGAATAGCCGCGACTGCTCTGTGAGGTTGAATGTATCGCGGCTGAATGGATTGCTCATGCCAGTCGGGATGGCGCCATTGCTGCCGCCGGTTGGTGCGCCGCTGCCTTGTGGCTTGGGTTGCTTCTGCATCCATGCCGGCAGTGTCTTGGCCCATTCAGCGACAGGCTTGCGCTCGTAGCCGTCAACAACGACCACGGTGCCGTCGGCTTCACGCTGGATTGCGTCAGGCGACAGCTTGGTCTTTAGCACAAGGTCAGGATCGTGCACGATGTCAGCCAGTGCCGTGACCGCAGGCGTAACAAGCTCTAGTTCTCGAACGCGGGCTTCAAGTGTTGCGATGCGCTGGTCCTTCTCCGCCGTCGCCTCACGGAACTGCTGCTCCAGAGCCTGCCGGGCTTCTTGATACTTGCCTTGTGATTCGAGCTGCTGCTGCTCGTAGTTGCGCTTGAACTCCAGCAGTTCATCAACATTGACCCCATCAGGCGTCTTGGATTTCTTTGCTGCACGCAGCTCAGCAATCAATTCTTGATTCTTGCGCTCTAGTGCTTCTACGCTGCGCTGCAACGCTTCAGTTTCAACCCCAGTAATCGCAGACTCTTGGGTTTGTTGTTCATCAGGCATGGATAAGCCGCAGGCTTAATTACACCTCTACGTTACCACTTCTCTTTATCTGCCCAATAGGCAGCAGACATCTTGCCCTTGGCGATATTGCTGGCATGACGCGCCTTGAAGGATGCGCGGCGTGCTTTGGCCGCGGCAGATTCACCCTCGCGTGATGGGCTACCGTTAACGCCTTGCTGGCCAAAGCGGATCAGTTTTACCTTGTCGCCTTCCTTGGCGAGCACCGCGTGCGATTTGTTCGGATGCTTTGGCGTCCGCTTCGGCTTGTTGTAGCCGTCAAACTGCTCGCCGCGGTAGGTGATCATTTCTTCGGCTTACGAGGCTTGGCAGTCTTAGCAGCCGCCTTGAACGCAGCAGCAGTAGGTCTGCCCTCTTCACCTTTACGCGCCATGCGCTCCTTGCTGCCAGCTTCAATGCGCTTACGTTTGGCGGCAATGTTTGCGTATAGGCCAGGATTCTTAGCCATCACTTCTTACCCTTGCGTGACTTGCCGGCTTTTGCGAGCGCGATTGCCACCGCTTGCTTTTGCGGCTTGCCTTTTTTCATCTCGGTTTTGATGTTGGCTGATACTGCAGCCTGCGACTTGCCCCGCTTCAGTGGCATC